CTGCGGTTAATGCTGAAGGTGTTGTAATTGAAAAGGTATTGGCTGTTAAGTAAGTAATTTGAAATTCAGCATTTAATATTGAAGCGTAGGTTCCCGTAGCTCCACTAAACGTTACAAAATCCTCATTAAGTGCACCATGTGTTGTAGCTGTTACGGTGACTGTTGTAGTGCCATTAGCTGTAAATGGATCTGTACCTAATAAGAAGGTGTTAATAAAATACTCAGCGGAAACTGATGCACCCCCACCCCCCGTGACTGTCGATGTTGCTGCTGTGGTGACTGTAATGACGTAGGCGTTTGCGTTTGTTATAGATGTGATGACATGGCGGGTATTTAACTCCGCTGCTGGTACGCCCCCAACCGCTGACGCACCGGAAAAATAAACTAAATCTCCAGCCTGAGCGCCATGCGCGGTGTCGTTAACCGTAACTGCTGTCGAAGTATTGGTCGTGTCAAAAGGATTAGACAAGGTTGTGGTGTAGTTCCGCTGCCTTATGGGAGTAATATCAACATACTGCCCACCACGTTCGACATAAAACTTTAGGTTAGTGCCTAAAGCCATTAAGTTTTCAAACCCAAGCGTTACCCAGTTCCATAAAGAACGGCACACGCCTAAAAACGTATTAACAGAAATACGCTGCCACCCACCGATTTTCTCAGGGGTGCCTTGACGGAAACGTACTTTGTCGCTGATATACCAACCGTTCTCGTTTGTATAGCGAGTATTTTCTTTGTTGACCCCTGGCTTTAAAAGTAATTTTTTGAGTGGCATTATGCACCCCGTAGGTACAACGCTTTTTCAGCTTTGCGGCGACGCACCAATCCTGGTAATTCTCTGCCCCCGCCCTTAGTCCACATCATAAACGCTTCTGCTGCGCCTTCATAGTCACCACGGTTGTTCTTCATTCTTATCGTAGACCGCTGGTAATTACCGACTCCGCAGTTGAACGCAAAACAGACAACAGCGTCGAAGCGTGACTGATTGCCAGCAAGATTAGGAGACATTCGCAAAACACCGCGTTCAAAACTGACGAGATCATCCTCAAAAAGGCGATCAACCTCCTCCTGCGTCCAAGCACGATTATCTTTGGCTGCGAGCGGGTACTCCTTACGAATAATGCCGGTGTAACCATCTTTCCTCACCACAGGCAGTTTGATCTGATCTTGGTACAGCACATGGCCGTATCCTATAGTCCACAGATGGGCAGGACAAAGATAAGGGCTGAGCTTGCGTCCCTCAAATTGGTGCATTAACTCAATACCTGCTTGCCCTGTTTTCATTTTTTCTGCCAGCTACGAGAACCAAACCAAAACCCTATGATGCCCCCAAGCATAGCCATCTCATCGTCAGAAAAGATAATTGCAGAGACTCTAATCAAATCATCAATTGACTGAACAAGATGCGGGTGCTGCCAGATATACCAAGCAAGCACTGCGTTAATAGCAATAAGCTCAAGAATCAGCAAGTAAGTGACGTTAGGGCGCACGGTGCCGATATAGTTAACAACCCAACGACTGCCCTTCTCAATAATCATCTTGTCGTGGTCTAGCGCAGCGACTGTCATTTGGGCATCAGTCTGCATGGCAATCTGGTCGGTACGGATCTCTTCAACCCGCTGCTGGGCTAGAAAACCTTCCTTAGCTAAAGCTAGTTCGCGCTCTGATTGCATCCTTGCTAACTCAAGCTCATGGGCTTGATCAGCTTTATTCTGGAAATAATCAAGGAGTTTTGGGAGGCCGGAGATCAGCAAACCGCCAAGTGTAGAAAGAAGTGACAGCATAATTAACCCCTTGCGGTAATCTGATCGGCACCCTTCTTAACCGTTACCTTGCTGCCTTCTACATCCACTTGCATGGGCTGTTCGGCACGATCTAGTTTGTCGAGGCGGTGGATAAGATCCTTGATGACTTCAAACTCTGGCTTTTCTTGCTTGGCAGCAGTGCCCGCGATGCCATTTAGCATTTGAATGAGCGCAGTAAGTGAAGCACCAAGAAGACCCATAACAGCAGCAATTTTCTCGCCTTCTAAGAAAAGGGATGCGCCGACACCCACGAGTACGATCAGGAAAATGTAAAGAAGCCCATCCTCACCAATCGCTTTACCAGCAACTTCCTTGGCAGAGTCTTGGGCCTTGAGTTCCTCTAGCTTGATCTTAGCTTGCGCTTTGAGGACTGCTAGCTCGTGGGTTTTGTCATCCATTATGCTGAAACGTCTTCTTTAGGACTCGGCACGGGCAGTTGAGGAACCGCTTGCTCTTTGATCTTCTCCACCAATGGTGCGATCTGAGCATAGGGCATGTTTCCTAGTGCGCCCATCACTGCATTAACTTCATCCAGCGTAAGCTCTAATTTGATCTGTACAGGGTTCATCTTTAAGCTGCCCAAGGAAGAGGTGGCGTGACCACCGGCGGGTCGATAAGATTGTCTATTTGGGTTTGCACTGCCGCCTCGGTTGCAGCTTTATCCACACCGTTAGCCCAAATCCAGCCAAGCACGATGTCTAAAGTGAGGTCTTGATAGGGGATGAAGCTCGTTCCCTGCACCACGGGTAGTGAGCAAGTTGAGTAGACCGAGCCGTTGTAAGTGCCATCAGTGCCGTTGCAGGTCCAGTGGACATTGATGACGTAATCCTGACCTTCAGGGGCGTTGGGTAGACAATTAAGGGCTGTCACAACCCAGTCAAACGTAGTCATGGTTGGGTTCCTTCAAGTTGAGCGACTTTTGCTTCTAGGGTTTCAATACGGGTCATTGCTTCTTGCAGAGCGACAGCGGCTTTCATCAGCAGCACCGAGGTCTTGACCGATTTGGTAGTTGTACCGAGATCGTTGCCCTCACCATCGCGGTCTGGATGCTCATCAACCAGACTTGGAGAAGTCTGTTCTAACTCCTGCGCGACAACGCCCAACTGCACTAGTCCAGTCGGATCGTCTTTCATCTTAAACTTGCGGAAACGGATTGACTTAATGTCGGCCCATTGTGAACTAGCATCTACAATGTCAATTTTCATCTTGGCATCTGAAATAGTGCCGTATGAACCGTTCGTGTTTATGACATTTCCATTTGACCAAACAATAAACGAATCTGTGCCTGTTCCAGTGTTTCCGGCAGTTGCGCTATGCCTTCCGACAAATGTTGCTTTTGTTGTTCCAGCGGCAGCGGTTATTCCGTATGCAAGCCCAAAGTCTCCTGCGCTAACTGCTTGAGTCTCTCCAGTTGCCGTGATGCGGGCGCGTTCGGTGTTGTTGGTGGCGAAGATCATTGCCCCATTGGAGCGATTAGTCAGCGTTGCATTTCCGCTAAATGCCAGAACGTCAAAGTCCGTGCTAGCGTCTTGCACTCGCACCGCTGCGCCAGAAGTACGATAAACGTGGATTCCCGAACCAGCGGTAAACGAGGGCGAAGTTACCCCCACCCCCAAATTCGCACTCGCATCCAGCGTCATCGCCTGCGTAAAGGTGATCGCGTTGCCTGCGGTGCCGGAGGCGGCGGTGAACCATTGGTGTTGACCTGCATCTTGAACATATCGCGCAGCAAGCCCTGTACCGACGTATTTCCAACTTACGTTGAAATATGAGTTAGTACCAATGCCAATATTTGTACCTTGGCTAGACAGGTTTTTGCCGTTTGGCTGGTCAATGTTTCCACCAGTTCCACTCCAAGCACTCGGCGTAACCCCCAAGCCGAGGTTGCCGGAGGAGTCGAGGCGCATGCGCTCAACTGCGCCGCCTGTTTCAAAAACTAGGAATGCGTTTGCACCTCCAAGGGCAGAGATGTAGTTTCCACCGTTGTATGTGAACGCAACACCTGTGGCTCCAGCATCTACATAGAAAGAACCAACAGAGCCTTGTGCTGTAAATTTGCCAGTAGGCGAACTCGTCCCAATCCCCAGCCCTGTGGAGGTGAGGCGCATGGCTTCGGAGTTGTTGGCGTACCATGCCCAGAAGTTGTTGCCGCCACCATAGGCGTAACGCGAAAGAGTGTGCGTAGCAAACTTCACATCCCAGAACGGGTTTGCACTTCCGTCTGTGGTGACCAACTGGTCAACGTAATAGTTGTTTCCGCTGTCACCGATACGCATACCGCCTGAAGCATTCGTGGTAAATACGGGGACAACTACATTTAAACGCTGTTGGCTGTTGCTACCACCAACCGACAAATTCGTCCCATCAAACGTCAGCGCACTACCGCTTGTCGCCGCCTTGGAGCCGTTGAGGTACAGGACTCCGTTGGCAGTGCCTCCGGAGAGGGTCAGGTTGCCACCTAAATATGTCGCTCCTGCGGCTACATACAACGCATACGGATTCGTGATCGTGACGTTTGATCCCGCTGTCGGTGCGCCGTCAATGTAAACCGTTGAAGCGTTGGTATATGTTACCGAAGCGTTGCTTGCGGCAATGGCTGGGTTGTCAAACGAATTGATCGTGCCGTGCGTCACCGTGCCTGATGCGGCTGTGGCACTGTCTGTGTAAGTGGTGTTTGAAGAATAAAGTTTTGCTGCGACTGCGGTTGTTAGTGCTGCCCCTGAAGCGGCTGAGTAGCCGACTGTGGTAAGACCTGCACTATTGATTCGTACTCGTTCCGTAGGACTGCTTGCACCATCAGCGGTGGTAGAGAATACCAACCGACCCGGCATATCGTTGGTGCCTGGGGTGCCGTCTACTGAAACTTCAATTTGTGCGGCGCGAATATTAGTAACGCCGTCATTACCCAAAAATTGAATGCGGCCAAGTGTGTCGTTATTCGCAACAATTACAGGAGCATTTGGGGTTGTGCCTCTTGTTTTGGATAAAGACAAAACTAAAGGGTTTGTATCATTGCCGTATTGTTGAGCAATAGCAGCAAAAGCAGAACCTGTGTAAATTTCAAATAGCTGCGCATTGGGTGCGCTGGTATGCCCAATAACAACTCGACCACTTGCATCAACCACAAACGGCGACGCATCCGGGTTAGCGCTGTCTTCTACCAGCAACGCATTTCCACTGCCCGTTTGCGTGATCCTTAAGGCATTACTCGTGCCGCTGTTGGTAATAACCACCGAGCCATTGCCGTTTGGGGTAGCGGTAATATCACCACCGGCACCATCAGCAATCGTAATCGACCCAGAATTCGTACCCGAATTCGTATTCAGAATCAGGTCGCCCGTGCCGTTGGTCGTTAACGTGGCATTGGCGTTGGAGTCACCAACCCTTAGCGTATCGGCATCCACCTGAACGTCGCCAGTACCATTGGGAGCCAAGACAATATTGCCATTTGTGTCTGTGCTAGAAATGGTGTTGCCTGAGACGTTCAGGTTATCAACCTGAAGCTGCGTACTGACCGTGACAATGCCCGTTGAGTCAGCAATTGACATCGCAGCCGTACCATCTTTGGCTTTGATGTTGGTAACTTCTAGGTTAGTTGTGTCTACAGTCGTAAACTCACCTGTACCGTTTGCTGTGGCGATCTTGACGTAATCCGTACCATTGAAAGCAACTAATGCTTTTTCCCCAGCGGCAATGACTACACCGGTTTGACCAGAGGCTTTAATCGTGACGCTGTACGTTGCATCAGCGTTAATAATCGTATACCGACGGTTGGAACTTGGCGCTGTGATCGTAGAGTTTGTCGCTAGGCTTGATACTTTAATTGCGCCGTATTGAGCCGACCCCGCCGCGATATTTGTTGCTGAGGAATCACCTGTCGTATTGGCTAGCGTTAACGCCCCGGCAGTAAAATTGGCACTTGTTAACGAAGTCATCCCCGCGACTGCAATATCCACATACTGCGTCAAGCCATTATTTGTTGTATCGCCCCAAGTGCCAGACTCCGTTCCCGTAACAGGAAGCGGAAGATCTAAAAGGGTTGTGCGGTTAACAGTCATGATTCACCTCAAGTCGTAATCGTCGCCCAATTGGCCGATTGTGTCGTGCTAATACTGCCCCACCCCGGCGTTTGATTACTGCCAATATTTTGCCAGTTTGCCGTTTGTGCTGTACTAATACTTCCCCATCCCGGCGTTTGACTACTGTTGATATTTTGCCAGTTTGCTGTCTCTGAGTCATCAATAAGCTCCCAGAGTTTTCTTCCATCAATAACGTCTGTCCCGGTGGCTGATTCGGTAATCGTTGAACCAAACGTAATACCTGAGCTATCAACATCTGTCCCGGTGGCTGACTCTGTAATCGTTGCCAGAAACTTAACCAGCGCACTGTCAAGGTCTGTCCCTGTTGCCGATTCAGTAATCGCTGGGTTAATACTAAGGTTTGTCCCGACATCGTCCGTACCCGTGGCTGACTCATCCACTGCTGAGGAGTAGGCGTTCTGTGACATAACATCATCAGTGCCTGTGCCTGTCTCTGCAACTGCTGAATCAAACGTAACCAAAGAGCTAACTGCATCAGAACCTGTCCCGCTTTCTGATACATCACAGGGGTACTGCGGGGTTGCACTGATACTGTCTGTACCTGTGCTTGTTTCTGTGACCAAGGCAAGGAAGTTAACAAACGCTTCCGTACTGTCTGCGCCTGTGGATGTTTCTGAAATACTTGCTTGGACTTGTACAAGCGATGCAGTGTCATCTGTTCCTGTTGCAGTTTCTGTAACCGTTGCTTGGAACTTTGCAAGCGCCGAAACATCATCAGTACCTGTCCCGGATTCATCAATGCTTGAAGCAAAATTAATTGCTGCGGCAATAGCATCCGTGCCGGTTGCTGTCTCTGAAGTAGACCGGTCATAAACCGATTCCCCCCAAGCAGCTTGACCCCATGCGCCGGAACTCCAGCCGCCCTCAGCCATTATCCCGCTAGGCTAAAGGTATAAGTTACAAGAACAACGTCACCTGACACTACGTTTCTATCACCCGGCGATGAAAAGTCTTTTGCTGAAAAGAGCGTACCTGTTGTACCACCTTTGGTATTGTTGCTTGTCAGAAAAGCACCGCCGACAGTTACTGTGTTGTTCATCGTAAACTGAGCTTTGCTTGCTGCATTTGTAACCACCGAGGGGTTAGCCGTTGTTGCTGCTACAAATGTCGCAGTTGGGCGTGTTGACTCACTATAATCTGTAACTTCAGTCCATCCCGCATGAGAAGACATCGTGTCGCCAGCGGCAGGGTTGTTGCTTGATGCTGCGCCATATAGACCTAAGTACCAAGCCGAGATTGTCGTTACAGCAAACAAGCTATTAGCCATAAACTGAAGCCCAACATTCACAACAAGATTCTTAGACTCATCCGTCCACTTGAGCTTGCCGTTTTTGTCGTAACACTCAATCAAAAACCTGCCCGTGGCTTTTAAACCTTCGGTTGATTGGGGGCTAGTAATTAACCCGCTAGCGGTTGTGTCAGTGATTTTGGCTTTGAGTTCCATTATGAAATCCTTAAAACGGAGTCTGTTGCGCCCATTGGTGGGAAAGTAATGATTAAATTTGACGCACTTTTTGTGATAGTTTGACCAAAATTAAGTACACAAACCGCACGATTTCCGTTAGTGGAATTGTAAATTAAAGCCCCCGCGCATGTAAGCGTTACGTTGCTGAATGTGAGATCGTCAAACGACCAATATCCTGTAGTACCTGATGAAAGGGGTGTGATGTTTGTGAGTATTGCCCCGCCAGCCGTGTAATTGGTTCCACTGGCTTCACCTTGCGATGTATAGGTGGTGGTATCTGCACCGAGGTTGGCAGTTGCGACGTACAAGGCGAGTTTAAAAACATCTCCCGTTGTTCTTGTAAAGTTATGCAAGCCTTGAGCAACTTCTGCTTTAAAGCTTGTGCACATGGTTTGATAAATCGCCATATCAAGTTACCGCCTGCCTATACTGCCCAGACCTGTAAGCATCTTGACGCTCTAAACCATCCGCTAGACGTTTTGCAAGGGCTAAAGCTTCATTATACTTTTGATCAACCATAGCCATTTGTTCTGCATCGGCTTTAATAAACGTATAGCCCTCACGCAGTGCACCGTACAGCAACACAGAATCAAAATTATCACCAAGCCAAGTTGTGCCCGCAGTTACGATAGATTCTGGGTAATAGTAATAATGAAGCTCGACGTTATATATGGCATCAGGCGTAGGACCAAGAATAAAACTTAGCTCATTACTAATGACGCTGCCCGTTACGGTTGGACCAAAAATAGCATAGTGTCTTGGTCGTCCTGTATTACCCGCACCTGTAGGAACAGGATAAGCTTCACGAATAAAGTTAACGTCTTTATTTAATAAGTAATGATACCGCCCGTCTGCGTCGATAACAGCAAGACTATAAGACGATAAAAAATCAGAAGGGCACTCAAGATACCGATTATTAGTAGCGGTTACACCCGTCACATTCTTACGTATCGACGGAAACTGCATGGAGTTATAAATGCGCTGCTCAGCCTGCTTAACAAATGTTGCAAGCTGGTCATCCGAGGTCCACGTTGTTACTGAATCAGTAAACGTAATGGTAGGAAAATCGTTTTCGACGTACCCTCGGATCGCCTTTTTTAACTCCGTATAATTCACGCCATTGGCCCCCTAGCCATCACGCCTTTAGTTGCACAGCCTGTGCCACGAATCTTAATACCGGAAGTTTTTGGCTTCGCATCCGTAGACTTAGGAGTCGGTGCAGGTTTGGGCTGGTTAAAAGGTTTGACTTGCTTCATTTCATCCCACCTCTGTAGGTAAACGAAGATTTCTTCTGGTTGGCAACCTTAGCAAGATTACGCCCCATTTTTAACATGTCAGCGTTAGTCTTTCCACCTTTGGCAAGCTTAGTCAGTGGTTGACCTTTGTGCTTAGCCTTCTCGTGCTTATGCACTGCACCAGCAATCATCTTTTTGTCTTGCTTAAGATCTGCTTTATCCATCATAAACTCCTACGAAACAGTTACAGAATTAACTAAACCCTGCGCTACTAAATCGTTTGGGGTTAGCGCAGCATCAAACAACCTAGACCCACCCACAGGATTAAATCCCCACTGGATAATCCGACTACCCATTGTAATCGTACCTAGCTCATCTATGCTAGAGTCATCATTCACAGGTTCAACCCGCAGCCCATTAAATCCAGCTTGCCGATAAGAGTTTGAATCTACACGGGGATTACGAATTGCCTGTGGGTCATACACAGGATACATACCAAGCTGTAACTGAGGTTGATCGGGTTCCCAGCACTCAGGGCAGACAAGAATATTGACGTTCTTGGTTTTAATAACGAGTGATTTCAGTTGCTTTAACTTAAAGCGAAAATTACACCTATCGCACTGTGCAATCGCCCATTTACCTGATGCAAACTGATTGGGCATCAGAAGCTCCCAGTGTTCCCCAAATACATCCGACGAGGAACAAAACGCACAGCAGCTTTCTCACGATCTTCACCAGCGGCTAAGTTCCACTGTTCCTCATACGACGCTTTAAGCATCTGAATACGTTCTGCACCTTCAGGAATCTTCATGGCTATATAGTAAGCCAACCCTGCGGTAATACATGGTAAAAACCGAAACGGCATATCAGGAGTCTGGATACCATCACCAGCGTTTTGTACACGACGCAAACGCCAATAAACAACTTGGTAGTACGGGGAAGCTAACGTACCTTGGTCAGGGACAGGCCAAACTGTGAATTGTGGGTAGGCTGTTGCACTTGGAGAGTAATCGCTGGCTGCGGGGTACGTAGCACCGGAATTGCGGCTGATGTAAATTTGTATCGGTCGTGCTTGAGAAAGTTTGTTTGGGATTGTGGCGTAGGTGGAGACACTAATCCGGGTAAGTGTGAGGTCAGCTTGCGTAGAAACATTACCAGCCCCTGTGCGAATAACGTGCTCAAGCAAATCAATAGTGTCATCTGGTAAGTCGTACGTCGCAGTGCCTTGTACCAGATTCTTCGTGCCCTGCTCAATCGTCCACATATTAATGCCACGATTAGCCCACTCTATCGTCAAGAGGTTCATCGACCGACGAGCCGTACGCAAGTCATAGCCTGAGCGCATCTCGCGCCCAGCCCTTTCAAAGGCTTCTTCAGCTATGTCAGTAAACTCTAAGTTAAAGTCGGTTGAGCCGCTCGTGGTCATGTCTGGCTTCCAATTCCCTTAAATCCATCGCTACATCAGCTACACCGTGCCAATCTTCAAGTGCAACCATAACCTGTAAATACTCTTTCAGGATCTCTTTCTGCACCTGCCAACTACTATAGTCTTTCATCTGTATCTTGCAGTCTTGGCGGCAATTTTTGCCGGTTGTTTGACAAACTGCTTGCCTGAGCTTTTTCCAGCTCGCTTTGCTCTTGATGTCGCAGCATATTCTGAAGGTGTAAGAGCATTAATTGCCGCCGATGGGAGATACCGCTCGCCAGTTGCTTTTGGACCCTGTGTGCTAGGTTTGCCACTTTTAGTCCTCCACTTCTGGTCAGTCCAGTTTTTAAGAGACTGTTGCGGGGCTTTCACTTCATCTTCTTCAACGTCTGCGCCAGCCTTGCACGTTGCCCCATCTTGCCGGGAGCTTTTGCTGCTTTGGCTAACTTACCTGCGGGAATCTTTTCACCAGCTTTTACGCCTAACGACTTCTTCAAAGCTCCGGGTTTTTTGATAGCGGACTGAATCCACTTACCACTTTTAAACCCTTCAACACCGCGTCCTTTAAGGACATCAGCACGGGTTACTTTGCCATCATCGTTCAGGTCAGGAAATGATTTAGTCACGATAACCCCCGCCTTTTTGCTTGTACTTCATGGCAAGCATTTGTGCTTTGCGAGCTGACCACTGCCCCGGCGCACCACCTTTACCTCCAGCTTTGATGCTGTTAAATAGTGCCTTACGCATCCCAGGTTTCGTGTAGTTGCCAGCTTCGTTCACGCGAGAGACTTTGCCACCTTCAGCATACTGATCAAAGTCAGTATCATCCCGCCGAGCTTTACGCTTAGCGGTAGGCATTTTTGAGCGCATGATTGCGCCCATCCCGCGAGATGCCATCATGTCAGCAAGCCTTACCGCCGTAAGCCATCTTCTTAACCTTACCGCCTTTTTTCATGCCACCGCTACCAGCCATTTTGATCTGGGTGCCCTTGGTTTTACCCTTCATAGCAACACCATCACGGCTGGGGGCAGCAGTCTTAACAGCGCCCATCTTAGAAGCGGCTACGCCGCCGTGCATCATCTTTTTCATCGTAAATTCCTTTCCAACGGATTGAGGGACATCAACTTTCTTTGCGAACTTCGGATTGTTCGCTACTGCTTGCATGAACTTCTCTTGCTTCGCAGATACAGTGGGCATTACACCATCTTTCCACGGGTTTTGCCACGCATCGCAATACCATCAGCACGTTTAGAAGCTGAACCAACTTTACCGCCTTTTTTAGCCGTAAACGTATCCGTTTCTTCCATTTCAAACTCAGCCTTTTTTATGGGCTTAGGTTTTGGTTTTGGTGCAGGTTTTTTAGGCTTATTTAGATTTGGTTCGTACTTAGACGTTTCCATATCTGGGGGGCTAGGTACATTCCTATTAGTTGACATTGTTGTCATCCTTTCTTTGCGAGGGCATCAATTTTTGCTTCAAGCCTTTCAAAGCCTGTATCAAAGCGTTCCATAATTCTTTCAAGGTCTGCACGAACTTCTGCACGAGTGATGTGGTCACGAGCGATTTCCTCCCTCGTTCTGTTTAGCAAAATTTGGATACGCTTTTGCTCATCATGCGAGTTTTTAAGCATGAACATTACCAAAGCTACCAAAATAGACGTAATGAGATTCCAAAGAATGATCGGGTCCATTTAGCATTTCCATTTTTCCAGATACTTTGCAAGTTGCAAAGCTCTTTCCGAGCTGTCATCAACATTGCCAGCGGCTAGATTGCACCGGCCACATAGCAAGTCTCGGACTTCTTTACTTTTATGGTTGTGATCTACGCAAGGTTTATCTTTAGAACTTCCTTCAATATTGAAAACTTTTTGGCAGCAAGCGCATTTGCCTCCTTGAGCTAACAACATTTCAGCAAATTTTGCCGGTGTAATCCCGTACTTAGCTGGTAAGTTATATTTCCGTACATCAGCCCTCATACAAGGTTTACATGCGTAGTTTAAGCCAGATGTTTGGAATTTGTTTTTATTAAATTGGTCCGACAACTTCCATTCTCGGCATTTACTACACCGATACTTACCATCAGCATCTGGTAATTTTGGTACCCGACCCCAATCTCTTTTTGCGGTCAACATCTCCACGCCCTTAACGATTTGTTGATACGACTATTCGGGTCATTGGCTGTTTTAGCTGAAGTTAGCTTCTTTTTCATGCCTTTCATTCGAGCACAAAAAGAATCCCGGCGAGACCCGCCTTCTGGTTGTGGAGGTTTCAACCCAGGCTTGCCGGGATTTGCAGCATTGTAGGAAGCACGCCCTTTAGCATTAAGACCGCCCTTTGGGTTTTTGCCTTCCTTCCGCTGCCAAGCAGGAGACTTAGCCACGGTATCACCCGCAAATTAGAGTGGTTGCAGTGACGTTTGTTGCCGCCACCGTAGCAAAATCATTCGTCTGGTATGTCGTCCGAATACCCTCTGCCGCCATGTACAAGCTGTTAACCTGTGTCGCCAAAGCTGGGGTATCAATCTCAAGAAGGATTTGAGAATCACTGTTACGGGTCACAATGATTGATCCAGCACTACCGCTAGCAAGATAGTACAAACCTTTAACACGGGTCATGGGAAGTGCTAAATTACCGCTATAGCCAACCGTAATAGCTCCGGTTGTCCCTGCGCTCGTTGTAATGCTTGAGACAGAAGCAAAGTAATTGGTAGTAGAAGTCGTTGCTGCACCACCGGAACCATCTGGCCCAGCGATTACTTCTGTAACGACAACCCCACCTACCGTAGTGCCAGTAATAGTAAAATTAACGCCTGATTCATCAGTAGACGCAGCTCTAACAGTTACCTTATATCCGTAACCATTGATCCCAGGCGTTGTATTAGCAAGCGTCAGAGCACCGGAACCCGAAGGCGTAACCGAGGTTACGTAGAAGTTGGTGCTCGACCTAATCTTGACCGACCATACATCATATTGCATCGCCATTTCCTTGCTCCGGTTCTGGTGCCTCTAAGCGAGCAAGAACTGCCCTGAGTGTATCTACGGCAGCTTGGGAAGCAACAGCCACTTCATGCGCGTGGTCACGTTGCTTTTCCATATGCTCGATCTGTTCTTGCAGATATTCTTTAGTGATCTGCATTAGGCAACCGTGCTACACATGATGTAGTAGGTTGTGCCGTTATCACTAATCACAGGGATCGTATGGGTAACGGTTGGGGAACCTACAGCAGCGCGGAACACCCCAGCAACGGCAGGAGCAGGTACACGAAGCAACGCACCAACAACACCCGTGCCACTATTGGTACAACGCAGATACGTAGCACCGGACCACGAACCACCCGAAGCAAAATCCGAATCCAACTGGATCGCAGAAATCGTACCGCCAGGAGCAGTAGACGTACCGCCAAGGGTTACGCGAAGCGCATTACCAGCACCAGAAATCGTGCCAGAACCATTGATAGACAGGGAGATATGTGCGCCGTTGACCGTGCCGCCTGTAGCAGCATTAGCGCCTGTGACACGAGTCAAAAAGCGAGCTGTTTCACCTGAGCCTGTAGAAGTGAAGGTCAAACGGCTATAGTTCAAACGTACGTCACCCGTGGTGTTGGATGCGGTTACGTAAGAAGAAGATACGTTAGATGCGGTGGTAACAGCGATTTCGGAAGTGGCTGTTCCAGAGATAAAGCCGTTGTCAGATGCAACTGGCCCGGAAAAGGTAGTGCGTGCCATGTAATCCTCACATGCGATGTCGGTGTATTAGTCTGCATGTCGTCAGCCGGGACTGTCTAATACACCGGGCTAACCCCGGAATAATGGTGTTTTAGCAGGTTGTGGAAGGTGTGTCAACAAGTTTATTTGATTTAAGGAGATTTTCTTCTTGCGTAATAACGCGCAGGTTCCAAGGTACGTGTAGCCCACAAACTGTTGGGTTGATTAGAGGGACGATGTGGTCAACAACGTAGCGTTCTCCAGTGATACGAGTCAACCTCATTGCTTCTAAGTAAAGTTGACGTATAGATTCCTTCTGTTCTTTGGTTACCCAATCAGGCGTAGCGTTTTTGTGTCTGCGCTTACGTACACTGTTGAAAGCTTTATATAAGTCAGGATTTTGTTTTTTGTATTTTTCACGGTGTTTACGCCTATCTTCAACGGGGCGGGCATTAGCCCTAGCAATCACCGCTTCTTTATTAGCCTCATAGTACTTACGTTTAGCCTGTTGACCTGCATCAGATTGGTTATAAGCCTTAAAATACTCGGCCCTAGTTGTATTGGCCTTCTCCCATTCAACTTTTAAACATTCAACACACGCGCCTTTGGTCTTACGGGGGGCAATATGCCCATGCTTGCACGGTTCTCCTGTGAAGTAGTACTTAGCACCTTGGTCTTGCGCTTCTTTGCGAGTCTTGGGTAAGTTTGTGGTATCCATTTTATCTCCTGTTATACGACACAGGAAATTATACATGAAACCTACAAAAAGAAAAGGGGCCGAAGCCCCTTTTTGCTAAACCCTTGATTTACAAGAATTAAGCGCCTGGAGATCCAAAGATTCCAAGAGGATCAGACACACCAAAGGAGTAACGCTCACGAGCTTTGTAACGAACGTTTCCGGTGTCGAAGTCCCCGTCCATGCTGTTTTGCATGGGGGTGCGAACAAAGTGCTTCAGACCGTTAGGCACATCTGTAGTCAGGAACCATGCGTTGGTATCGGTCAAATAGTGATTAACCGTGAAACCTTCGGGGATGGAACCCATCATCTTCAATGCGTTAACGTCGTTGTCAGCCGTTGCCACACGAAGCTCGGTTTGCAGCAAGCGGGTTGCCGTAAACATGAGGCTTGGAGGAACAACCAACTTACGAGGTTTAGCAGCGATCAACAGCCCACGTTCGTCAGTCCACGCAGCGATTTGAATAACGGCGTTCTCAAGAGAAGTCTCATTCAAATCAGAGTTAGTACCGGGACGATTGCTGTTAACACCACCAGAAACCAAGGGATGCGAAGTAGAAAACAGGGGCTGACCGTCACCATAAGTAACAGCGGAAGAAAACCCGTTGTTCAGAACCGCAGCACCTTTAACTTCTTTGGTGTAGTACATCGCACGAGCAAGTGCCTTGGTATAACGAGCAGACAGGCTGTCGTACAAGTTATCCTCAATCGCTTCTTCAGTGATCGAGAACCCAAGTGCAATGGTTTCGTGTGTGTAACGTGCGGTCCAAGCTTCCTGTCCGTTGTCATAAGCAATGGCGCTGCCTTCGTTTTTAACTGGGGCGGCACTAAAGCCTGACAGCTTGGTTTCTTCCTCGAACGAACGCTCGGAACTCTCGGTTTCGTAGATTTCCTTGTGCTCTTCGCCGTATTTTGCATACTCCAGACCAAACAATGCGTTAAGTCCGGGGAGTAACTCTTTCAGTAGTTGTGCGCGTGAAATAGCCATTTCTTACTCCCTTCCTTACGCTGCAAGGCCAAGCGGGTTGTAGTAAGCATGACCACCCTGCGGGGTACCGTCACCATTAACGTTAGGCATATTCCACTTAACGATAACTTCAGGGTAATAAGTCGTGCTACTAATAACAAACGCTGTATCAGGCACTACGTCAACAATACGCAAAGGAAGCGTCTTGGTAGTTGTTTCGGTAGTGGTGCCAACAGCTTGACGAGAATCACCAGTATTAGCGTCCCCAGCATTGTTGATTAACGCAACATTGCAACCAATCGCGGTGTATTGGAACGCAGTATTAGTATCATCAACAGTAGTGCCAGACGAACAACCGACAACTTGGAAAAGTTGGTCGGGATCATCAGCAATATATGCTTGGATCACAGTACCGGAAACAACAGACACTCCAGGCCAATACTGCGACCAAGTGGGTTGTTTTGTTGCTGCACTAACGTAAGTACACCCCATAAATACACCAGCAAAACCTTCATTAGGTGCATCGGATTCATTGGTTGCACGTTCAATAGTGCCATCAGCCACGAGTTTGACGGGATCGCCAAAGAAAATATTCGTCGTATATGAAGTTGCAATACGACGCAGGCGAGTTTGTCCGGCAAAAACCTGACCGCCGATCAAATTGATCGGACGTAGCCCGTAAGGGGCTGAAATAGTCGGGTAAGCCATTTGGAATTACTCCTACGATTGTTGATTACCGCGTCCAAATGAAACCGTCGTTTTGCGTTCTGAAAACAGAGGCATACGGGGATCATTCTCGCGCATGAAGTGGTTGTCAACAGAACGGACTTGTGCGTCAGCTTGGGCTTGATAATAAGCATTTCGCTGATCGACCATTTCTGTTGGCGTCTTACACAGTAACAAACCACCCACCAATACATTATCCTTAAAACGAGCGTTGTCGTTGTCGAGATACATAGATATTTCTGGATGATCGACTGCTTTAACAGGCTCCCAGCCTTCGCGGAGTTTGGATGACACATTACGTGGATCAGCTTGACCCATCGTACTTACGCGAATCCAACGGTAGGTATACCCAGGTTCAGGTGCAGGGTCAGGCAGTAGTGTGGGCGGTGCCCAGCTACGAGGACGCTCAGCTTTAGTGCGGGTATCAAGTTCGCGGTTTACGCGATTTTCAATCGTTTTAGAATCAGCCATTTTGTGTCATACCTTCCGCCACTTTCCGGGCATATGCTTCAAGAGGAATACGTAACTTCTTAGCTAGCGCCACCTGCGTTTGTGTCAGCGTGATTTTGGTAGGGGCAACGCTTCGACTTGCGGGTGCTACAACATTACTGCTTGTCCGTTTCGGTTTCTCCTCTGTCTTAACCTGCTCGTCAGGAAAGCTTTCGGGGAACTTGCTACGTACGGTCTTATTAATCCTTTCGTAATACTCATCCGAATTAGGATCAAAGCCTTCTTCGACCAATTGTTCATGCAGCCCCAGAGTGAAGGCGGTCATAAGTCGGTTAGGCCCAAACCACTGATTATCTTTACGCCACGCAAGTGCTTTGGGGTCCGGCTTATTATCTGAAGCGGATTCAGGTTGCATATTTACAGGAACTGCACGTTCTTGTAAAGGGGTTGGCCTAAAGTTTTCAACTTTATCCAAACGAAGTTTGGCTTGGGTTAATTCTTCTTGGGCCGCAACAATCTGATCGGCATCCCCTGCGTCATACGCAGCTTTATATTTGGCTCTTGCTTGAGCCATCGCATATTCAGCGTTCTGTTTAGCAGTGCCAACTAAAAGCGTTGTGTGATCGCCAAGGTTCTTTTTAAGGCTATTGTTTTCCGCAATAATCTGCTGGGCAAACTTTAGCGCTTCCTCGCGCTCACGTAATGCAGCTTCTTTAGCCCGACGCTCATCGTGGTAACCATGCGACAATTTCTTAATACGCTTCTGTACACCTTCATCGTATTTAGAAAGCTCATCGTCAGTTACTTCGTTGACAGGCTCTTCAAGCGGTTTGCGACCTTTATCAGGATCTGGCGTGTCATCGACAATTTCAATCTCGATGTCACTTTCCTTTTTAGCTTCTTTGGTTTCCTCTACTTCGTGAGGAAATTTAAATTCAGTCTTGTCCATATATCACCTCACGCACGTTGGATGCCACGGGGGTCTTCGACCACCGCTTCAACGGAATCATCGTTAATAATCCGAAACTCTCGATCATGAATCTTGATGCGAGTGCCTGTGTTTGCACGAGTAATAATGAAATCTCCCGGTTTACACCACGGTCCAGTTGGAAAACGGTTTGGGTCGTTATATGCCATATCACCCAGTGCTACAACAAAAAGCACGTTACTTAGCAGCTCTTCAAACTTAACTGTACTGTCAGCTTTAACAATCCCACTATCAAACTTATTCTCAATATTGGGCAAAGTGCAAAGGATCTTATACCCCTTCACAATTGGTAATTGCTTAGCCTTCTGTTGAACGTCATCGATCACAGCTTGAGCTGCTTCATTCATTTTCAAATTCCTCATATCGTTGCACAAGGTCTTGGACTTCCATCCTTGCACGGCGCAGACCTTGGATGACGCCGCACAAATACTTATATTCAGCAAAATCTTTACAGCTAGCATCACTCATTGCTGCTGCGGTTTCTTTCTCTCGCTCGGCCAATTTGTTAAATAAATGATCAAGCATCATCCGTTCATGCGCCATTAACCACCTCGTTTCATTACAGATTTAAGGATGTCAGCCTGGATCTTCTTGTCGTCACGCTTGTCTTGGCTTTGCAGTCGAATGTTTTCTTTCTGCGCCTCAAGAGCGATCCGTTCCCGCTCGTTCTGTAGTCGGCCTTGGGCAAGCGCGACATCCGCTTGATCTTTAGCAGCCTTGCGTTGCTGCTCCAAACCTTTGATCTGAAGTTCTTGCTGTTGCATCTGGACCAACGGATCTTGGGCCATAGCCTGGGCTTGTTGTTGGGCAGCTTGAGATTGATGGATCTGTAAAACCTGTTGGGCTGCTTCTGCTACGTACTTAGCCATAGCGAGTTCTTCAGCTTCAGAAACCTGTTGTTCAGGTCCGGGCAACGGTAGACCAATACGCTGTTCAATCTCTTGTCTGTATCTAAACCCTAAGTGCTCGGCAACGTGAGCCATCATTGCAGCCTGCATCTGCTGTGCCATCGGGTTTTGCCCAATAGTCTGCATAATGCTTGGGTCTTGCAAAAAGGTCATATGTGTTGTGATGTGAGCCTGATGATCCTGATAGATAAACGCCTTGAGTGGTTTCCCTTTCAGCACGTTCATATTCTCAGTTACAGGATCAACCGGCTTCTGATCGTCTGGCAACGGCACAAGTTTGTCAGCGTTGGGGATACCAAGCACATCAAGCATCTGCCTATGGAGCCGTGGCAAGTCATACAACTGAGGAGCACCCTGAGCAAGCTGAAGTGCAGCTTGATACTGCACAACCCGCTGAGCCATCGTCGAGGCGTTGGGGTCACTTACAGGAATAACTTCTACAATGTCGTAGTCCTCAGCCTTTACCTGCGGTGTACCATCTTGCGGGATGTAGCTATAGTCTGGGCTGGTGTATTCCCTGATAATTTCTTTAAGCAGCTTGAACTCTTCCTTCATCGCTGCATGGATGCGAGCCTGCACAGCACCCATTGTTTTTAACTGCCGCTCCAAGAGTGCCAGCGTCGTACCCACCGGAGCTTGACTCGACATATCGCTGATCTTCATATCAGCCATACCACTAAGCCTTCGCGCCTCTTCGGTGATCTGGTTTAGTAGGGCAAGCAGGACTTGACTTGGTTCTTTGTAGGGCAGCGGTAAGATATTGTCTCGGATCGCACCACCGGGGACATCCACATCCCGCCATTCACCCGGAGCGATTGGCGTGTCATCACCTTTAATCCGCAGTCCTCTGGACTTCAACCCACCGGGGAGGTTAGATAATGAACCTGCATCAACCAACTGACGGATCAGCATGGTTCCTGCTGTGGCGTAGCCACCAATAATATGAATCAGCCCAAAGCCATACGCCCCAAAGCCGGGGATGTACATGTAATGTATAAAGTGCTGACGCGCACGTTTCTGTGGGTCATCTTCCTTATAGTTGCGGCGTATTGCTAAGACCTTATTAGTTCCCTTGTCGATAGTGATGACATAAGGCACAGGTAATTCTTCCTCGTACCCCGGCAAGTCATACTCGATATGCACCTCGCAGATCTGATAACGCTCGTCTTTAGTCTGCTCAATACCCTCTTTCTGAGCTTTAGCCTTCTCAATGTCTGTCTGGTTAGCGTAAGGTTCGCCAATATCTACGTCACGGTAGAACCCATTAACTTGTAACCGTTTAATATCATTCTTAGTCTTACGCATCACATGCGTAAGTCGGTCTGTACGTCGGATGTTTGTCACACCATAAGGAAGGATGATGTCCTCGGCGGGTATGTAGAATGAAACTTGGCGTTCAAGTGACGGGTCGTAGTAGACTTTCTTAAATGACGAACCGGCTAGCGCCACACCCCACAGCGCCCGCTCATGCTCTGAGCGATACTCAGGCATTTTGTCGGTTAACTGATAGTTCATATCAGACTGAACCCGCTTAGCGGCTTCTTCAACCTCTGGGTTCCACTGACCAATAATATTTGTCTTAACTGGGCCTTGGGCAGGGAATGTCTCCATGATGGACTCGCTCTGGAAGCGAATTGCAGCCTCAGTTAGTAGTGTGGAGAACACACCGCAAGCACCGTCCCAAGGCTCAGTCACCTCGTCATAACGCAACCCAAGGACATCAAGCCCCTTAACGTAAGTATCAACCCAATCTTTACGAGAGTTAATATCAGACTCGACCAACTCCATGATGTCGCCAGCAATCTTTTGCAGGTCGCTTTCTTTCATAAACTCGGCTAGATTAGAATCAAACGCCTCTTCCTCTTCGCCTTCTTCCGGCATCAAATCAATCTCAACACCGCCAATACCAATAGTCACATCTTCAGGATTTACAATCTCAATCTCGATAGGCGCTTCTTCCATGCCAAGCGTTTCAATCCCTTCGGGGGCGCTGTATAAACTTTTATCAATAGCCATGATCTTTCCTAACCTAAGTAGTAGCCGCGTTTCTGCCCACGGAAGCCTCTAAAATACTGAAGCTCATCAGGCTCATCGCTTGGAAGACGCAAAAACCCACCGTTTCTAAAACGTGCTAATGCTAGCGTAGTTGCATCCACATAGTCATCATGCTCTCCCGCAGGGAAAGCTGCAATCTCATCAATTAACTCTTCCGACCATCTGGTATTAGGCACCCACACCCGCCCCGACTGAATGATGTCGGACACTGAATTAAGTCTTGTTATCTTGTCGTTGCCTTTACTAGGGGTGAACTCAGCCACCGGCACACCCATCCGACGCAGTTCTTGATAGAGAGATATACCTGATACCTTCTTTTCTACAATGAGTGCATCAGGTTCGTACTCTTTATATAGCTCAAGCACTCGCTTTTTGAGTTCAAAGAACTCCAACCGCGCTTTCCACGCGTCTAGCAAGATGATGTTGGTCTCGCCTTCTTCCGTTGTCCACACACCCCACGTAGTAGACG